GTGTGGATTAATGAAGCTGTCAGCTCAGGTGCCCGGCTTGTTATTGCCTGCCGGGAAGTCAGCATCAGTCTGCGTACCTGGCGCCGCTGGCAGAAAACACCACGTGACGGCAGACCTGAAGCCCTCAGGCCGGTACCGTTTAACCGGTTATCCTCTGAGGAAGAAAGCCGGATACGGGCTGTCTGCCATCAGCCGGAATATGCCAGCCTGCCGCCGTCACAAATCGTGCCACGGCTGGCGGATAAAGGCATTTATCTGGCCAGTGAATCCACATTTTACCGTGTGCTGCGGCGGTCAGGCGAAGTGCACTGCCGGGGGCGTCAGGCACGTCAGCAAAAGGCCGCCGTCCCGACAACCTATACGGCCAGCGGGCCCTGTCAGGTCTGGTCATGGGATATCACCTGGTTACCGTCGGTGGTGCGCGGACGCTGGTATTACCTGTATATGATAACCGACCTGTACAGCCGGAAAATCACGGGTTATGAAGTGCATGAGACAGAAAGCGGTGAACAGGCTGCCGCTTTAATGCAGCGCAGTGTCATGCGTGAAGGCTACTGGCGGCATCCGCTGGTACTGCATGCAGATAACGGCGCAGCGATGAAATCACAGACGCTGCAGATGAAACTGCACGAACTGAATATCACGCCGTCTCACAGCCGTCCGCGGGTCAGTAACGATAATGCGTATGCAGAATCACTGTTCCGGACGCTGAAGTATGTGCCGCAGTGGCCGTCATCAGGGTTCAGAACACTGTCGGATGCCCGTCAGTGGGTGGAAAAATTTACCCGGTGGTATAACGAAACACACCGTCACAGCGGAATAGGCTATGTGACGCCGGCAGAACGACATCGCGGAGAAGACCACAGGCTCCTGAAACAACGGGATGAACTGTACCGTCAGGCACAGAAAATACATCCTGAACGGTGGTCAGGTAAAACGAGAAACTGGCAGCCGGAAGGTCCGGTAACGTTGAACCCGGAACGGGAAAAACAGGCAGCTTAAATTAACCGGGGGTGACAACTACCTTGACACTTACCGTGCTCAACGAAGAACTGGTCGATCACACTCAATAGGCATGTCACATTATCTAATGATTGTTAAATCATGCCTTGCGCTCAAAACGAAAAAAAACTAAGATAAAATCTGCTTAACGCAACAGGGTATCTAAATAGTATGGAAGATGTACAAAAGCAAATTGACAGTGTTCTAACTAACGCTTTTCGCAGGGAGTTCTGGCTTGATCTTCAAGAGGAAACATCTGCAATCTATCTAGCGGCACAGAATGTTGTTACTGGTGATTCTTTGAAGCTTGAGCGTCCAGAAATTGTACGTTTAAGGCCACAGGTGCGGCACTACAGTCTTAATAGTGCCTTTCGTCGAGCGGCCAGAAGTGCTGGCTATGAATGGATGGATGCTGAGACTAAACCAAAAGGTGAAAACTATGTGATCGTTAGCTCCAAGGGCGTTCGTATTAGTCGAATTGGACTTAATCATGATGAACAAAAAATTAAATCGGCTAAACATCGTTCACTGATTGCCGCATTAAATCAGGATTATGAAGGTTATACTCCTGATATTTTTGAACATAAAGAGGCAAGTAATGGCATTGACACGTTAGGAAGCTTAGGCGTATTGGTGCTGAATATTAATCCTCCCTTATCGTCTGATCAGGATAGAATGTTAGACTTAAGGGTTGTAGTCCCTTTTAGTAATTTAAATGGATACCACTATAATAAATCAATTAGTGAGATCCTCGAGTTATACGCTATTGAAAGGGAATCTGTTGTTCCAGATATTGCGATTCCGGTACTCAAGAAACGCCTTAAGGAACAAGAAGGTTAATTTGGTGATTATATGAGAGTGGGTATTTCTGGCTTCCAATCTGAGAGATTAACTCAAATTCGTGAAGCAAGAGGTCTTTCAAAAATCAACCTCGGTCGCTTGGTTGATCGATCTCCTTCGACTGTAACAAAATGGGAGAATGGGAGTCACTCTCCTGATGCTGAAGTACTAGCCTTGCTAGGACAGGTTTTAAATTGTCCAGTCAGTTGGTTTACAAAACCTGCGGGCAAAAAAGAGAATAATCCAGTGTTCTTCCGTACTCTCGCAAGTACTGCCAAAGATTTATGCTCATCTTCAGAACGTTATATGGAATGGCTACAGGAAGGGTGTTGTTTTTTGCAGGAATTTCTGGACCTGCCTACTGTAAATATTCCATTTTTGGAAATTGATGATTATCGCGCTATCGATGATGAACTGATTGAAATCATGGCTGCGAAGTGTCGCGAAATTTGGGGGTTAGGTATTTCCCCGGTGAAAGATTTGCTTCTGACAATTGAAAACTCAGGTGTTATTTGTTCTCAATTTGAACAAGGAAGCGTTGTGATGGATGGTTATTCCCAATGGAATAAAGAAGAACGCCGACCATACATAATACTAGCAACTGATAAAGGAAATTATTATAGAAGTCGTTTTGATGCAGCTCATGAACTCGGGCATATCGTACTGCATCGCTACGTCAAACGACTTGATCTCATTAATTTCAAACCTATAGAGGAACAGGCAAATAAATTTGCAGCTAGTTTTATGTTACCTGAGGAATCCTTTTCGGTTGAATTGCAACCCTATCCTACGTTGGAGAACTTCGTTTCTCTGAAAGGACGTTGGGGAATGTCTGCGCAAGCAATGATACATAGAGCTAAGTCTCTAGAGTTGATTTCTCCTCTAGAATATCAACGACTTTATAAAAGCGTTTCGGCGAGAGGCTGGAGAAAAGGTGAGCCACTTGATGATTTAAGAAAGCCTGAGACTGTTAGGTTGTTACCTCGTTGTGTGAAGTTGCTATTAGATGAGAATGTTTTCACTAAAGCGGGTTTTCTTGAAGAGTTGAGTATGTCCAGAACAGATGTAGAGGATATTTTCTCACTGCCAAAAAGCTACTTAAGTGAATCGATGGTAATGGATATGGTAACCAAGGTCAGACTTAAGAATCAACAAAATAAAAGTGATGAAAATAGTTCTGTTGATAAGGTAGTAAATATTTTTAGTTATAAGAAACAAAATGATTGATTCTTTCGGCCACATAATATCAATGTGGCCATTTTTTGATAGACTAAAAATAGTATGAAATTCACCCACCCACATGTGTCGAGATACATTTTTATAGCTGCTTATGAGGTATGCCCCAATAGTTTTAGGCAAACTCATCATCTTATACATCATTATGATATCTGCATGACAGGCCTCGAATTTCGTAGGATATTGGTGGGTTGTCTCTGGAAATCATACCGCCACTTTTCCTGTAGCCACAAATTCTTATATAAGTTCGTCGTAGGAGGAGTGAGCGGCCCCCTTAAACACAAAACTGCAAAGTAATTAAGACCACTATCGGCTGAAAGGACAATTGAGAGATTCCATCATTCGCTCATAGCGGACCTTATCAATAATAGGCAACTACCCAACCACCACCCAGTCTTTACCTCGGTCGTCATGATATTTATCGGTCATAGCCTGTGATTTATGGCCGAGCAACCTTTGGGTGTTCACGCCTTGTTCGCTGTACAGGCGTTCGGCGAGTGAACGTTGTTCGTGGAAGGTGGGAGCGGTTTTCTTTGCCCAGCTAAGGCCGCAGTTGTCTCTAGCTTGACTGAACAGCATTGTGAGGTTGCTGGTGGTAATCGGGTCTCCGGGTGAGACCTGTGATGTGTTACGGAGATAGTGAATTAGAAACTCACTTTTTACTGCGTCACGGCATTCGAGAATTACGTCTTCCAGTGACATATCGAGGGCGGAGCAGTGCAGGGAAAGGGGAATGGCGACTTTACTGGCGGTCTTTTGCTGGATGATATGCAGATAGCCATCCCAAATATCGGAGAACTTCATCTTACAGATATCCCCGATACGTTGTCCGGTCACAATGGCCAGCAGCATTCCCCGCCGCAAATAAGGCTGTAAGCTCTGCGCCTGTCGGAATATCGTTTGCCACTCCTCAAGGTTCAGACGCTGACGCTGCACTTTATGATGCGGTAGGCGGGTTACTTTGGCCGGATTAAATCCCGGGGGAACAATGCCGTTGTGTTGGGCCTCTTTAAACACATCCACCAGTACCATTCTGAAAACCTGAGCCTGCCGAACGCGTCCATCCTGTCGAGTGGCATCCATAATCTGGGTGATGTGTAGGGCGGTGATATTGTTCAGAAGCAATCCGCCAAAATGCTCCGTGAAGACTTTCAACGGATTCATCTTCTGCTTAAGGGTGGCAGGTTTCAGTTCTCCAGCTTCCATCCGTTCCTGCTGGATAACCCTGTACCGTTCCAGCCACTCACTGACAGTGGTGTCTTCGGGCAGAATAAATGCCTGAGAAAGGGAGTCATCACTGCGCAGCAACTGGCGTGCTCTCTGGTCGGCAAATATCACATTGGCCTCAGAAGCTATCTGGATAGCTTCCGTCATACAGACGCCCAAGCTATGGAAACGGCCTGTCAGTGGTTGTTTGTATTGCCAGTATATTTTCCCAGTCCGCTTATCCTGTTTGGCATAGAGGTTCGGGATCGTGGCTTTATGCGCACCGGTTCTGGCGGCCATTACCGATAATCCCTTTTAACTTTGGATGGGTGTTTCGCGGAACCACCGGCCGTGCGACCTCCCCGATAAATCGGGCGTCCTTGTCTACCATCCATCGGCGGCCCATTTTAACCGCGAGGGGGTTAATCATCCCTCTCCGGGCGTAGAGAAACAGGGTCTGAGGCTTTGGGGATTGTTTACCGAATTCCTTTTTGGCCCAGTCAGTTAGTGATATCATCCTTGGCATTTGATCTCCTAAAAATAGACTTGTGAGTATTCCTATTAACAAATGTATTTTATATCATTACGGTGGTTATGTATCAAAAGGTATTTTGTTTAAATTTACTTATGAGTATATATCCATGTTAATTATTTTTTTGGATAAAAATATCCCATCTGAATCTCAGAGCCTCTATAGAGATATCGTGATTGGTATTAATCTTTCCACCTTCTAAATGGCTATACTCACTATTTACTATCTCTGTACTTAAGTGGATGGTTTTTTTTGTTGGATGAATTGCAATGAAATCTAAGTCAAATAAACCATGAATGTCTGATCTTAACAATATACCATTACTAATTTGATTATGTGTTTCATTTCTATAAGGAAAAACATGCGCCGCCTCTAATATTTCGGTTATTTTACAACCGGAGATTGCACAATTTTGGGAGTGATTTAATAAGTTAGCACGGAACGATTTTTGTCCACGTCTCATTTTTATTATTCTGCTTAATCTCATTCTAAGATCTTCGGAATTAAATGATATATTTTTATTTTCTTCGTTAAACTTTGATGGTGGCTCTCTATCTAAAAAACCTTGAGCCCAAGGTAAATAAACTTCCTGAATTGATAGTTGCTTATTATGGCGAATAATATTTTTTTCTAACAATAAATATGGCTCTTTAATTTCTATGAAATCATCTGAATAATAAGCGATATGCTTTTTTACAGGGATGCTAACCTTTAAGGGAGTAGTGAACTCATGTCCATTACTACACCGCCACTCGGGATGCTTATTAGTTCTAGTTCTCAATTTTTTTGCATCACACTGAGGTTCTGGGCACTTGTTTATTTCTTTTAAAGATTCATATGCCTTTATATTATTTATTTTTGATACACCAATGATATAAGACCTATTATATATTAGAGCAATGTCACCCTCTCTAACTTGCTTATGATTAGCGACATAGTTATCATACGAGTAAGACGACTTAGGATCTCCTTCATATCCATTATTCCCTCGGTAAATAAGCTCATTTTTATCAATCGCCTTAAAGGCCCATGCTTTCATTTTGCTCATTAAATATCCTTATCTCTAACTATAGAAGCTTTAGTTTTGTTTCAATTGCAATACCAATTATTCGATAACTATTTTTTATTTCTAATATTGAAGGCCAAATAGGATTTAGAGCTTTAAGGTATTTTTTTCCACCATCAAAAATTATTTTTTTGAAAGTTACCACCTTATCTTTTCCTACTTGGACAGCAATGAGATTGCCATTCACAGCCGTTCTACCGGTATCAAATAAGACATAAGTACCTTCAGGTATACTTATGCCAGCAGGTGCCGTCATTGATTCATCTTCAATTCTTAACCAAAAAGCTGTTCCTATGATGGCTGCATCTGACTCTAGCCATTCACCTTGATGTTGTTGTAATGACTCTTTAGCAGAGAGTGGCCATTTGGCTGCTTGGTATGAATCTATGACTGGATATCGCTTGCTTACACTCCACGAAACACTTTTTATCTGCTCATTATTGTGATCTTGATCGTAACCATTCATCCAGCCACTAGGCAGGTTTAGTGCTCTTTCGATATCTCGTGCAGCCTTTTCTCCGATGTTACGTCTGTTAGGTTTTCCTGCTGGGTAGAGCATTCGTGATACGACAGTTGTGTCTAATCCTGCTTTCTCCGCAAAGGCACGTTGAGTTTCAAAGTCATTGACTAATTTTTGAAGACGCAGTCTTCGCGCTTCAAAAATATTGGGGATGTTATCTGTATTCATAGTCTTAGATTCTACTAGTCCTTACTTATTGGTAAATGACCTTCGAGTATTGATACAAATATACTTTTGAGTATATACTCATATTCTACTAAGGAGTTCTTATGGAAGAGCTTAGAGTTTATCTCAACTCACTACCTCCTATCGGGCAGCGTGATTACGCTGCCAAGTGCAAAACCTCGCTTTCATACCTTCGAAAAGCGATCAGCTGTAATCAGTCCCTTGGTACAGCTCTTTGCGTATTGCTGGAGTCGGAAAGCAACGGTGCGGTCAGTCGTAAGGGGCTGCATCCGGATGATTGGGAAAAGTTATGGCCAGAGTTGAGGATTGGCAACCCACAGTAAACACCAGAGGACTGTCGGTGCATTCTCAAATGGGCCTGATAAATTTCGAGACAGAAAAAAGGAGAACACTACGCTACTAGCCGATAACTGATCGGCAAAGGAGATGTCCGGATCGAGGCGTACCGGATACCAGAGAACCACTCTGAACATGGAGAGTATCGCATGAAGCCACTCACCGAACGTCAATATCTGCCGCGTCTGCGGATCACTTCAGTTTCTGATAAACCCCACTATCACTACGAACGTCGGCTACATGGGAAATGGATCCCTTGTAATCAAGGGCGGGCTATTGCTATGGCTCAGCTGTTTAACCGGAGGGGGCTGAAATGGAGAAATCACTGAAGTCTACGCCGGTACCGGCATTACCTCCTCAGACCGTTATTCACAAAGTGAAGATAAGTAGTCGCGAAATCGCCCGTCTTACCGGTAAATATCATGGTCACGTACTACGTGATATCGAAGCCATGCTGGAGCAGCTTGGAGAGGCCACGGAGGGGTATATCCATTTTTGGATACACCCCCAGAACGGGCAACTTTACAAGGAGTATGAGCTCGACCGGGAACATACCGAATGTCTGATCACAGGGTATAGCGTTTCACTGAGAATGAAGATCATCCGTCGACTGCGTGAGCTAGAATCTGGGTGCAATATTGTCCCTCAGACACTACCAGAAGCACTGCGAATGGCCGCGGATATGGCAGAGAGAAACGCACTGCTTGAACAGAGAGTACAAGACTCGGCTAAGAAGGTAGCTTTTGTTGATCACTATATGGATGCCCAAGGTGCCAAAAGCCTGAGAGAAACCGCCAAAATTCTCAATATGCCTGAGCGCACGATGATTGAAACACTGTTACGTGACAAGGTGTTATTCCGTTTGTCTGGCAATTTAATGCCCCACGCACTGCGCCAGCGGGATGGGTTATTTACTGTAAAAACGGGCTCTGCTGAGACTGGCCACAATTACGTGCAGACTAGGGTAACAGGCAAAGGCATCCAATGGATAGCTGAGCATTATGCTTCCGAATTGATGGGAGGATAGGGCGATGAGCGTAAAACTATCGGCGTATGTATGGGACGGGTGTTCGGCTGCCGGACTGAAGGGCAACAAGCTACTCATAATGTTACGGCTAGCGGACTATGCCAGTGATGAAGGGATAGCCTTTCCGGGTATAGAGACCATTTCAAGGCAGTTGGGTGCGGGAAGGAGCACTGTGATCTCTCTGATAAATGAGTTGGTGAGGGGCGGATGGCTTGAGAGGCAGGAACGGCGGCTGGGCCAGCGGAATATGAGTAACTTGTATATTCTGAATGTGCCGAAACTGCGTAAAGCGGCAGAGAAAGCCTATTGGTCACTGCACAATCCTCAGGGTCTTAAAACTGAACCGTCAGAACCCCAGGGGCCGAAATCTGGACTATCAGAGTCTGAAGGTCTGAAAACTGGACCGTCAGAACCTCAGGGGCCGAAATCTGGACTATCAGAGTCTGAAGGTCTGAAAACTGGACCGTCAGAACCTCAGGGGCTGAAATCTGGACTATCAGAGTCTGAAGGTCTGAAAACCGGACCGTCAGAACCTCAGGGGCCGAAATCTGGACGGTCAGAGTCTGAAGGTCTGAAAACTGGACCGTCAGACTCTCAGGGTCCAAAATATGAACGTCCAGAAAACCAAAAAAATACGGATCCTCACCGTCCAAAAACTGGACCCGAACCGTCAGTAAATTCAAAACAAGATCCAACAGATCTAAAACCCCTTTGTCCGGTTTCGTCGAAACCTGACGTTGAAACCGAGATCACCGAACAGGCCATTAGGGTACTGAACTACCTAAACCGTGTGACGATGGCCCGTTTTCAGAAGTCACGCTCCAGCTTAGAAAATATCCGTGCCCGGCTTAGAGAAGACCACAGTGAAGAAGACCTGATGCTGCTTGTGGATTATAAAAACGAGCACTGGCGCGACACATCGATGTACGAATATATGCGACCTAAGACTCTTTTTCGACCAGGGAAATTTGAAGCCTATCTCAGCAGTGCATACCGCTGGAAAGGCCGGGGTAGGCCTCTGCGAGAGACTTGGGACGCTATCCGCTCGGGGGCTAGGAGCGATGGATTCCAAGCCAGTTATCAGGACGTGGACTACAGCTGCCCTGAAGGTTTCAGATAAGCAATATCTGCCATGGAGGGAGTGAGTATGCGCGTGTTACTAACCCCGGATATCGCCTCATTAACCGGAACGGTGCTGTTCAGGCCAGGACGCAATCTGTTGGCATTGTTTCGTGAGCCACAGTTGCTGATTTCTACAGTACCTGAATGCCTCAAAGGCTTACCTTCGGGGCTGATACCTGACGGTGATTTCCCTAGTGAGGCAGAGTTAGCGGTGGAACCCGTTGTGACATTACAGGCTGACCCTGATAGTCCGGAGGCTTTCATGTTACGTCCAAAGCGTCACCGGTGGGAGAATACTCACTATACCCGCTGGGTGAAGCATCAGACCTGCTTAGGGTGTAATAAGCCCGCTGACGACCCGCACCACATTACCGGCCATGGACTTGGAGGTACCGCGACCCGGTCACATGACCTGTTTGTGATACCCCTATGTCGTCAATGTCATGACTATCTACACGCAAATACACCAGCCTTTGAGGCACAGAACGGCACACAGTTGGAGTTATTGTTCCGGTTCTTGGACAGGGTGATGGCCATCGGTGTTATCAAGGCGGCCGGTAAATAATTTGGGGAGGCAATACTATGATCTATCCAACAGAAGTTGCGAAGCACGATGAGGCCTGCCGCCTTACGACATTGGACCGGTTATGGGTACAGGGGCGGTTGAAAATGTGGGGACGCTGGTCGTATATCGCGAAGCACAAGCAAGGGAGTATTTTCAATCAGCTGTTATCTGGGCAAGTGATGACGAAGAAAGCACTAACCCATGCCATTGCCGAACTTAGTGCAGCAGGGACCAGTTATGAGGAACTACGTGCCTTCCTTGAAGAAATAGTAAAGGGACGGTTAAACAGCCGTCTTGCCTTTTGTTCTGATGATGAAGCGTTGGCCATAGACAGAATTATCGGTCAAGTATTTGAGGGCTCACCAGCGCTGCTCAAATTATTGCATCAGCGGTATGATGGACACGGCAAAAGTAAGCGGCAATTAGCAGGGGAATTGATGACGAGATGCCCAGAGCTGAGTTTGGCGACCTGTAGGCGTCGAATAGACTGCTGGCTTAATGTGGCAGAATTTGCACTGTACGGGCCGTTCTGTGATGAGTTCAGACGACTTTCAAGATAACACTGAGAGGTATCAAATTTTATTACAGAGTAAAAGTCTTTTGAAATACAGTTTTAGGGTTATTCCTGATAAATTATTCTATCCGTATGAGGCATGAGCCGGTGGTAGAAATGGACAGTGGTGGCGATCGTGATACGTTGCGTAATAAAAGTGGCTATCCTACAGGTAAGCTAGTCAGAGCTGTTTGGGATTGTTGTGATGATCTTTTTGTAAAATACGGAAGAGTACCTACCAGGCAGGAATTCAAGGAAGAAATTGCCAAGCGCGAGCCAGAACGTGTTGGTATCAGTACGCATTCACGTCAATATGGCGAATGGAAGAATTACCATAAGCAAACCCATGGTGATCAAAATGAAACTGAGCTGTTGCTAACCGAACTAAGCTCAGAAGTCTTTGAGGAAGGTCCTGAAAATTTCACTGACTTTCGACGGAGGGTACTCCGTGAAGTTGTTCTAAGACAAGGGCAGCCACAGTTCCGAAAACGTTTACTTAAAGCATATCGAAGACAGTGTGCCGTCACAGGCTGTACAGTAGATGTACTTCTGGAAGCAGCCCACATTGTCCCTTATGCCGGTGCGTCGCACACTAAATCCTGCCATGGGATTTTATTGAAAAGTGATATTCATACGCTCTTTGACCGTGGGTTACTGTGGATTGATGACAATTTTAAGGTACGTATTTCTGACCGATTACATAATACTGAATACAAAAGATTTGATGGCCAGAGTTTATTATTACCCGATAATGAAAATGACCGTCCGCTGAAAGAACATTTAGCAAAACACCGTGAAATGATAGAGTGATTTTGAAAACTTAGTATTTTTGTGTGTTCGAGCGCATTTTGCGCTCTTGATGTGTGAGCCACACAATGCTTTAATCAGATTAAGCTATGAGTAGTGTGCGAGAGCAAAACATCGGGTTTCTACTCGGTATGCCATAATTTTTTTGCATTACCGGTTGCTGGTGTTGAGAACGTGTTCCACTCTAACTGTATTTCTTCACGGCTTAAGTAATGCTTACCATGCTTATCAACCAAACTTCCTACCTGACTTGACCGCTTTATCCTGCAATATTTCCCTCAAGAACGCCTAAGCCTTGTTAAGCAAAGCGCCAATTCTGTTCAGCTATTTTTATATTTATCGCGTTGGTTCAAGGTAAATTCCAGCCTGTGAATTTCGCTGGCAACTGATCTGATGAATGTTAGAGAGTAAACAGAGGCAATGATTAAGCCCCCGGTGATAGCCAGAAATTGACGGTAAAAAAATGCCGGAGTCATTAAACAACCAATTGCGATCAGCAAGGCCGCTAGGCTGTAAAAAAGCAGCAGCCGCTCGATCTGAGCCTTTTTCCTCTCGATGAGAGGAGTGAGTTTTGACAGCTCGTAGGTCGTGAGTAAAGGGTGGCTGTCTGAACTCACCAGCTTCATGATGACCTGAATACAGTAATTTGCTGGAAAAAGTAGCAGGGGAATGAGGCCCAGATAAGCCGGTGACGGCAGAACAGTAACGTACTGAGATACGTAATAAATCGTAGTGGCGCCGATAATAAAGAAAACACAGAGTTTCACTATAAAATTCATGGGATTAATTCCTTTTAATCGAGAGGGCGGAGCATGTCTTATTCCATGAAAACAGGCACCCTTACAGCCATGAAGCGTCTAAATCGAATCATTATTGAGAGTGAGCTACGCGTTATCCCTGCCTGCCATCGACGGAAGATAATTCATCTCCGACATGCATCGATACCTTTAAGGCTGCCCTCATAATGAACTTTATCATTTCTGTATAACTTTACTGGATGAGGGATCACATCTGGGGGATGAAGAAGCTGCTTTGAAGGTGAGCCACCGGATGTTAAACAGCACATTCCGGCCATTTGCTCAGGGGTAGGATGATGATAAGCAAACCCAGGCTCACCGCCTTCGCGCGAAAGCAATCTGAGCCTATCAGAGTTGAGCTGGGTGATCTATGAAACGTACGTTAAATGTGAGCGGTGCCGAATTAGTGAATGCAGACTGCTTGGAAATGATGGCCGGAATGCAGGAAGGTTCAGTCGATCTGATTGTGACGGATCCACCTTATTTCAGAGTAAAGCCGGAGGGGTGGGACCGCCAGTGGCATGGGGATGAGGACTATTTGGACTGGCTGGAAAAATGTCTAGAAGCCTTTGCTCGGATACTTAAACCAGAAGGAAGTCTTTATCTCTTCTGTGGCCACAGGTTGAGTGCCGATATCGAAATAATGATGCGGAACCATTTTAATGTCCTTAACCATATCGTTTGGGCAAAGCCTTATGGGCGCTGGAATGGTTGCAGTAAACAGAGTTTGAGAAGTTATTTCCCTGCGACGGAGCGTATCTTGTTTGCGGAATCATATCCGGGACCGGTTAGAGGGGGCGGGGATCCGTATCAGAAACGATGCAGCGCTCTGAGAGCCGGGATCATGGCCCCGCTTATCCATTATTTTCGTCATGCTAGGGAGCAGGCTGGTATCAGTGTCAGTGAGATTGTCAGGAGAACGGGGAAACAATCGGCAGCACATTGGTTCAGCAAGCAGCAGTGGTATCTACCTGTTGAAGATGATTACCGAACTCTGTGTGAGTTATTTGCAGAGGCTGCTCGGGTAAACGGTAAAGCGTCACTTCTGACTCAAGACGGTGGTTTGCTGAGTAGTCGCTACAAAGAACTCTGCATTGAATATAAAGCCTGCTCCGAGAAGCTTAAGGCTTTACGGCGGTACTTCTCAGTTTCTGTAACTGTACCTTATACCGACGTTTGGACCTATCCGCCGGTTGGGTATTACGTAGGTAAACACCCTTGTGAGAAGCCTGCTGAAATGTTGCGGGACATCATTTTAGCCAGCAGTCGTCCCGGAGAGCTGGTGGCTGATTTTTTTATGGGATCCGGTTCATCCATAAAAGCCGCTTTACGTTGTGGTCGCCGAGCATTAGGGGTGGAACTGGAGTATGAACGATTTGCGATCACAGTCTCTGAAATCGAGAATATGTCGTTATTGGTCGAAAAGGGTGCTACCGCTCGCGAGTGACGGGCGGTAGTTCTTAGAGTCCTCAGCCTTTACCGGCAGCAATGATTTTGCACTTAAACAGAACGATAAATTCTTGGATATCCTCAATCAGTACCTCTGGGTGAAACAACTCTTCAAAGGCCATATTTGGGTCGTCCCGATGCTCACTGATAAACAGGTCGAACTCCTCGGTCAGTAGACCAAGAATGCCGGCAGGGCAATTTGATATGTAGTAATCCACAGCCCCTTCAATAGAGTCAGTCTCGCAGATGTAATCGAAATCCTGATTGAGATAAGCCCCCATAAGATTGTTTATTAACGGATAAGGATTTTTCATTGGGATCACCATGTCGGGAATGCAGTGAGAAGATAATACGGTTTTCCGTTATAAGGCTTGTATTCGAGTACTAAACGCAATTTTGAGGTAGAAACGAGTTCAGTGGATCCTCGCTTGATGTAACTGCCAACCTTGTATCCGGCCACATAATCTATTGTCAGCTTCAGTTCAGAGTAATGGCTCCAGCCTCGGATATTTGCAGCGTTAGCTCTTAGTGCAGCCGTAATAGCGCGTTCAGCGACATCGATATTGGTGAATGACCCTGCACCCATCCTGCTTTTTTTTGATAACAGCCTTGTTAAAAGCTGTTCACGATTTTTCCCGATATGATCCCTTATGGTATGACCACCCGGTTTAAGTCCAGTTGCTGACTCGTGGAGAGCGAGGCGGATACGTCCAGCCCGAATAGCAATAACTCTGGCCGCACCTACTGCCGCAGCGAAGCCAAGAGGAACAGCAATATCTGCAGCAAGACCCACTTTCCAAGCCGTGACATCTTCAGCACCCAATTTTTTAGCTAAGGCGACCGCGGCTCTGTAAGTTGTTGTGCGGGAATCAAGACCGGTAATTATCCGGTCAATGGCAGTCTTAATATTATCCAAGCTATGAGCGCCAACAGTGATGCAGGCTGCTTTGGTGATCCCCGTGGGTTCAGGAGCTAGACACAGAGACGCTGCACCAGCCAGTTCGATGCTGCTGATGACTAAGTCCAGACTTCCATATAAGCGGTTATTGAGGGTCTCCGATTCTGTCACCGATTTATCAGACAAGATGGCAGTAATTTGAACCGGAGTCATAGCGACCTGTAGTACGTCATCCATAACGTTTATTTCCTCTAATGATGGTTAGCTGAGGACTGAACATCCTCTCAGTGCCAATGAACAGAGTCAGTCTTGTTCCGGAATTTTTCCGAACAGAATTTCCACCCAAATAGCGAGTGCTGGCATGGTTAAAATATACACACTCGATAGGGGGGATATGGCAAAGACCCAAGGAATTTGTGCGCGCAATCACGCTTAGTAAAAGCGCTTATGCGGGTCACTAAGACTTGTTCTGCCTTCTAGGCAAACTATTTCTCAATTTGGAGGACGCTATGTCCGAGCCCATATCCGGTACTGGAGCGGCAACTGTCGCTCTGACGGGGGTAAGTCTGTACGGTCTCCTCAGCGGGGCTGATTATGGTGTTTTATTTGGTGCATTTGCCGGTGCAACCTTCTATATCGCGTCCTCTCCCGCTCCTGGTCGGTTACGCCAGATTGCCTACTTTTTGGTTTCCTGGGCCGCCGGGGTGATTGCCTCCGGGCTGGTGGGTTCAAAACTTCAGCAGTGGACCGGATACACCGAACAATCGCTGGATGCACTGGGAGCGGTGCTGGTGGCTGCGGTGGCTATCCGTTTCCTGACATCACTGAACAACGGTGACATGAGTTGGCTCATGCGCCGTTTCCGAGGAGGAGGCAGAGATGGAGGCTCATAATTGGCCGGCATTGCTGAACATGCTATTGAGCGCGGTCATAGTGACTGTGTTGATGTTTTGGAAACGGGAAGGGCACCGCTATCGGCCGTTTGTCTCATTGACCGCCTGGGTTGTGGTCGTGGTGTACGGCAGTATCCCCATTGGTTATTTTTCTGGCCACTATACGACCACCCACTGGCCGGTTGTTATGGCCAATCTTCTTATCTGTGTAGCGGTATGCCGTGCCAAGGGAAATATTGCACGGTTGCTCGATCCATTGAGATTATGACTATGGAACTTAAACAATTTCAAACGGCGACGGGTATTACGTTGCCGGTGGCCCGACGCTGGTACCTACCGGTAAGCGATGCCTTGGAAGAATTTGGTATCACAGCGCCAGAAGATAAGGCGATGTTTCTTGCTCAATCCGGACATGAATCCGCCGGCTTCAGTTCACTGGAGGAGAGTTTCAACTACCCCCCCGCAGGTTTACTCAGTACGTTCGGCTCACGTATTACCTCTCAGCAGGCTTATGCACTGGCCCGAACCCGTGGCAAGCCGGCAGATCAGAGAGCGATAGCCAATTTAGTGTATTACCGTCGATTGGGGAACCGAAGTGCAGAGGATGGTTGGAACTACCGGGGGAGAGGGTTGATGCAACTGACGGGTAGAAAAAATTACCGGTTATGTGGTGCTGCACTGAGTATCGATTTGCTCACAGAGCCTGAGTTACTCCGGGAGGCTATCCCAGCCGCTCGCTCAGCCGCTTGGTACTTTTCAGTGAGTGGTTGTATCGGGAGTGCATCAGACCTTATACGGGTCACTCGTCTGATCAGTGGGGGTAAGAAAGGACTGAGTGAACGCGCTGAGCGTCTGGAAAGAGCAAAAGCGGTACTTCTATGAGGTGAACCATGACCAGTCGTATTACCACGGGGATGTTCATCATCGTGTTATTGGCCAGCATGACTTTATTGTCGCGGAGTCTATTTAATCGCTACCAGGCAGTTGTCGACCGGGCAGAGCAGGCAGAAGAGCAGATAAGAGTGCAATCGGCAGTCATAGCACAGCAGGATGTCAGGCTTGAGACCTTAAGTCGCTTATCGGCGGAGGTGAGTCGGGCAAATAGGCTGGCCACAGTCAAATCAGAGGAGAAGGTCATTGAATACCGTACCATCCTTAAAACTCGTGAGAGCTGTGAGTTTGCTGTACCTGCTGCTATTGCTGACGGGTTGCTCAGCTATGCGTACCGTTTACGTGCCGAAGCAGTGTCCAATACTGCCGGCAACACTGACCCAACCAGTACTGGTTCCTCTGCCACCAGCCAGCTAACTTACTGCCAAGCGGTGTTATGGATAGAGCCTTTACTGACGGCTATCGCCCAAGCGAATGATCAGCTTGAGGCAATCCGGCGCCTAGAGTGATTTCGATACTCGTAGTGTTCAGCAAGTTGGACATTACCTCGAGAAAGCGTTGAAATGCTGTTGCTATAGTCTCCCTATGGATTTAAAGTCCGTACCCTGCAATATTGAGGATCCACAGAGAACATACTGGCCAGTGAAATGAAAGATATCGATGTCAGACAGGCTGTTCATGCCAAAATTCTAAAAGAACACCACAAAGATCCGGATACACTGGTCGTTGATGAGTTTGTCATGAATCTCGGTGAAAGCCGTGCAGACATTACCGTGATCAACGGAATAATGCATGGTTATGAACTCAAGAGTAAAAGCGATAATCTACTGAGGCTACCTGCACAAATCGGTTATTACTCATCAGTGATGGATAAAGTTACCTTGGTTGTTTCCGAGTGCCACCTTGATGCAGCTAAAACTCTTGTACCAAGCTGGTGGGGTATCAAAGTTGCGACTGAAGGGTCCCGAAAAGCTGTCCATATCAGAACGGAAAGAATGGGGCAGATGAACTACAACATAGATAAAATTTCATTGGCAATGCTACTTTGGAAGGATGAAATGTTGTCGATTCTGGCTTCAAAAGGCTATGAGCGTGGCCTGAAAAGTAAGCCACGCCGTATGCTTTGGAGTACTCTATCAGAACTGCTTGAGACCAACGAACTCCGTAGTGAGGTCCGAAACAGCCTTAAAGCCCGTATAAACTGGCGAGTTGATCAACGACTTTAGTGATATGGTGATCCTGCCCGATTTTTCGCCATGTTTCAGCACTTCCAAAACTCGGGTTTGGTTGGCTATTTTGTAAATGTGCGGCGTAGGTCTGTGCATAGTCATGGATCATCAAGTCAGCAGCACTAAAATGTTGTCCAGCATAGTCAGGATGGTTAACGATGTCTTGGCTGTGCTTCCCATATTGCTCAAAACCATACTGATTCGCTTTCCTACCTCTTAAGATGAGAAAGTCATCATCAACCGTATACCTGACACTGGCTGATACACTGGGGAAACGGGTAGGAAGGCGAGTGTAATCTGGGTGTTGGATTCCATAATCACTGAACAAAACAAAACGCTCAAGAGTTTTACTACGATAGAGGTCCTGCCACAGGGTCCACTCCAGACGCTGTAACCTATGGGAGCCTACTGGAATATTAGTGAGGTCTGTGGGGAATGACCCGGAAGATAATATTACTCTGCGATAATCACTAAGATGTGGCAAATTATTAATGAACCCAGAGGTCAGCGTTTGCTGCGTGCCTAAATTGATATTGTCTTCTGTTACTGTATCCCGCAAGTCAATGACGATATCTATATTCTGGAAAGGTATGCCTAGGTGTGAGATATAGTTCATTAAAAGCTGAGGGTTTGCGAGGTCAGCAATTGTCAGCCTTAAGCAGATTTCGCCTTGTATCAATGTATCTACTGCATTGCGGTAGGCCATATCGCGTGTAGGTGAGCTCACGGGGATTACGTGAACCCCAGCTGCCCGCACCTGAGTTACTGCATTTGTAATAGGATAAATATCAGCAGGTGAGATGAACTGACTTTCGATGAGAAGGCCATCCAAATAAACCATGTCAATATCATCAGTGGCTGTAGCAATTTTCTGTCCGAAATTGGCAAGAAAATCATCATATGACTTAGCGGGTAGTTCAGTATCCGGATCGATAGGGACAGGTTCTATTTCTAATAGTGGTATTATTTTTGACTTGGTAGTGGCATTTAGTTGGTTTAGCGCAGTGAATTCTGCTCTTTTAGTTTTGAGTATAGGAACGTAAGAATAAGTCATAATATTTCCTTTAGCTGTGTTGGAATATTCTGATGCCAGAGGCTATCAGAGAGGTGTTATAGATGTTATTTGAAAGGTTAATCTATTTTATTTTCTACATAATTGATATGACCCATATTTCATAAAAAAAATCTTATAACAGCATAAAGTTATAATGGTAGGGAAATCCAAGGCTGCTTAAGGAAGTTAATATATCAAATATATTGAGCCTATTACTTTTCATGTTAGGCCTTACCTCTACCACATTTAACGACTCCCCATGACTAACACCTTTATCTGTATAGGCGGTGGCCCGTCACTGACGGTGAGCGACTGCCAACGGGCACGTGCGTGCGGTACGGTGATGACGATTAACTCCAGCTGGAGAGCTGTGCCGGACTGCCAGTATCTCTATGCGGCAGATGCCGGCTGGTGGCGCCGCTACTATCATGAAATCCCACGAGGTCCTGAGTGCTGGACCAGCAGTATCTCCGCGGCACAAGGTTATAACCTGCAATATTTTCCCCACCCAGATAATGGACCGTTTAATTCCGGACTACGTGCTATCCAGTTGGCCATCAATTTGGGGGCCGCTCGCGTGCTACTCCTGGGGTATGACTGCTGTGTGGATGAAGGCACACACTGGCATGGGGATCATCCTTCAGGACTCAAAAATCCGGACCTGAACAGTACCGAACGCTGGCAGGCGCAATACCAGCGCTTTGCCGCCACAGTTAGTGGGACTGAAATACTTAACTGCTCGCGCCGTACAGCGCTGGCCTGTTTCCCGTTATCAACCATTGAGAACGCAACGGATGCCTGAAAAACGTTATTACGAGGGAATGCATGGTATTGGTGACAACATTAATCAGCGGGCATTCATCAGGGCGCTGGTGGCGCGCGGACATGAAATATGGCTAAAAACGCCACTTCCTGAGATATATGCCGGCATTCCCAGGTTACACTTTGTCCGCTCTGCGACAAGGCTGCGCACTCAACAGAAGCATGAAGCCCGCAGCAGGGTACGTTTTGAATCAATACCACATGGCATTGTGCGCCGTCGGATCTTCTATGGTAACGATCATCTGCGACACGGCAGTGTATTCGATGCGATGGAACAACAGTTTGGTGTTGCCCCCCTATTGATGGATCTACCGCATTATGAATTACCGATCATCGGTATTCCTGCCGGTAAGCCGGTTGCGCTGATAAGGCCGACCACAGAACGCACTGAATGGCATAACGCCAGTCGAGGCCCACTTAACCAATATGTGGATCAGGTCGCCCGTATGTTGGCGCACAGAGGCTGGCATGTCATCAGTGTGGCAGATACGGAACAGGGTAAAGAATGGATCACCGATAAGGAGCCGATGGCCCATCAGAAATTTCATCATGGTGAGCTCAGTATCACTGAGATGTTGGCGCTGGTGGAACGAGCAGATCTGGTCGTGACCGGAGCTTGTGTGATCTTTCACGCAGCCATTGCTTACCGGCGACCAATGGTCTGCCTGCAGGGCGGTAATGGGGGAAATAACCACCACTCTCGTATCACTGACAAGCGCTGCTGTGATCTGAGTCGGACCCTGTTTATCTACCCCGATGAATATTGCCATTGCCAGCAGATGCAACATCAATGCATTAAGACCATTTCAGATCTAGATACCCGCATCCTGCCGTTTATCAGTCAAGTTTCTGCCCGTTTTAAAACTGAGGGTGTATGAACATATTTAGACAAGAGCTGAACTCAGGGCTGGTGTGGTTGCCGGAACTGGGCATGGGTCGATTTCCTGTTCCACCACAAAGACCCTATAACCAAGACTACTTTTTACGCTACCAGCAGTTGGCAGAAACGCCAATGGGGAGGGAGCTCACGGCCGCACGGTTAGAGTTTGTCGCCCGTCACTACCAAGGAACGGTACTGGATGTGGGGATCGGGTCTGGGCAGTTTGTTAGCAGTTATCCCGGCGCACTAGGCTTTGATGTGAACCCAGCAGCAGTACGGTGGTTGCACCATCGGCATTTGTATGGGGATCTCTATAGCCAATATTGGCCTGCGTTAACGCTGTGGGACGTCCTTGAGCACATTGATGAACCGCAAAAAACGCTACAGCGGGCACAGAAGTTTGTTTTTGTGTCGCTGCCGGTGTTTGAGAGCGCAGAGCATATCCTGTCATCACGCCACTACCGAAAAGATGAGCATATCTGGTACTGGACACATGAAGGTCTGGTCAGATGGTTTAGGGCGCAAGGCTTTCGTTGTGTCGAACATAACACCATGGAAAGCCGTCTTGGGCGCGAGGGAATTAGCAGTTATGCCTTCCTCCGCCATTAAAGGAAACCCTATGGATGACCTTAGCGCGTTATCCCTTAAGCTCGGCGCTATCAGCCGGCAGATCCCCTTTGCGACGGCCAGGGCGTTAACCGACGTGGCAAGGCAAATACGTGATGCCCAGCAAACGGCTATCCAACGCACACTGTCCAATCCGACCCCTTTTACCGTTGGTTCTGTCAGGGCATCAGGGGCCAATAAACAGCGGCTGGTGGCCCGGGTCTTTGTAATGGATATCGCCGCAGCCTATCTGAGCCCTTTTGAAATGGGTGGGGTACATTACCTGAAGGGCAAGGCCCTGTTGAATCCAAAAAATATCCGACTGAATAAATATGGCAATCTACCACGGACCAAACTTAATCAGCTCAGAGGACGGCCTGATGTCTTTATTGGTAAAGCAAGCGGCGTAAGTGGGGTCTGGCAGCGGAGAAAACCCCGTAAGACAAAAGGCAGACGTCGCGGTAAAGGTGCGGCAATGACAGCGTCACCGTCTACCAGAAAGGGAAGCATGAAACTGCTGATACGCTTTGGTGATGCGCTGCCAGTGCAACCCGTACTGGGTTATAGGGACCGAGCGAATACGATGGCCCAAGCGCTATTACCAGAGGCGATCCGTAGAGCGTTGTCTGAGGCGATGCGAACAGCTCGATAAGGATAGAGGGGGGGACAGGCAGGTTTTGGGTCCTTCCTAGGGGTCTAACAGGGCGGGCATTGCGCGCGCGCGGGTTTTAACTAGCGATAAAATTTTGAAATTTGGGTAACAGGTAACACTTTGGGTAACAGAATTTCAGGCGCTGTTTGCAGGGTTCTTTGGGGATGCTGAGAATGCTCACAGGCCTTGTGTGATAAGGCTTTAGGGTGGTGTAACAGTGTCTGAAAACAGACCGAAAAGATGGACTAAACGAGTCGGTAAAAGTGTTACCCTAATGCACGAAAGAGCGCAGGGTAACAACTTAGGGTAACACTATCTGTCCACATTCAGGGTAACAGGTAACAACCAAGGTAACAGATGAATCAGGCCGGTTTTGCCAAACTGCACGGCGTTAGCCGTAAAACGATAACCGCTTGGAAAACCCGTGGCTGGTTGGTTCTGGACGGCGAGGAGATCCTCGTAGAGGCGTCTAATGCTCTCATCGCGCGCTACCGGAAAAAAGCGACCAAGAAAGTACCGCCCTCTTCGAAAAAGTCTCAAGAGCCCGGTAGGAGTAAAAAATCACGTACCCGAAAACAGGGTATTGCACCTGAAAATACGCCGGCGCAGATCGCAGAGCGAATTATCATTCGTACAGGCGCAACGATGAGCCGTGATGAAGCCCTGACGATGAAAGAGAATTACTTTGCCTTGCTCGCACAGCTTGAATACGAGGTGAAAGCAGGGCAGCTGCTGCCTTGGCAAGAGATGGTCGATGAGGTAAGTCAGGAGTATGCGCGGATACGCACCCGCCTAGTGGCACTTCCCCCAGAGCATGGCCCCCGCTTGAGAGCATTGGCTACGACTACCAGTGATACAGGGTTTGTCACGGCACTGCAGGAACTGATCAATGAGGCGCTGTATGAACTTGCCATCGACAGTAAGGACGGCCTCACAAAAACAGTTTAGCCTCGCGCTGCGAAAAGCTCGTGAGGTTATCAAGCCTCCCCCCATACTTTCCTTAAGTCAGTGGGCCAACCAATACGCCGTGCTCTCCCGAGAAACCAGTGCCCAGACCGGTAAATTTCGTTCTTATCCGTATCAGGATGGCATTATGGATGCCATCACTGACCCCAGTGTAACTCAGGTCTCAGTGATGAAATCTGCTCGAGTGGGTTATACCAAGATACTCGATCATGTGGTGGGCTATTACTTGGTACATGACCCATCTCCCATCTTGCTGGTGCAGCCGCGCGTCGAGGATGCGGAGGACTACAGCAAAACAGAGATTGCGCCTATGCTGCGTGATACGCCCGTGCTCAGAGCAATAGCGGGTCACCCTAAGGCAAAAAACAGTCATCAGACCATCCTCAGAAAGACCTTTTCAAATGGTGCAAACCTGACACTGGTCGGGGCTAACTCCCCAGGTGGATTCCGGCGTATTACCTGTCGCATTATTCTGTTCGATGAAGTCGACGGATATCCTGCTGGCGGAGCGGGCGCTGAGGGCGATCAGATTGCGCTCGGAACCAAACGCTCCGAGACCTTCTGGAACCGTAAAATTGTCCTCGGTTCGACACCGACAGTGAAGGGCATCAGCCGGATTGAAAAAGCCTATTTAGAAAGTGACCAACGCCATTTTTTTGTCCCCTGTCCCCATTGTGATGAATATCAGGTCCTAGAGTGGGGCGGCATAAAAAAGGCGTACGGCATCAAATGGGAGAAAGACAGCAGCGGGCGTCACCTCCCTGAGACCACTTTTTACCTGTGCAGATACCATGGCTGTGTCATCGTTCACAGCGAGCTGCCGCGTATGCTAGCGAGAGGGGAATGGCGGGCGACGGCCCCCTTTAACGGCCAAGCCGGGTTTCATATCTGGACTGGCTACAGCCCGCATGCAAATGCGTCATGGCCGGCGCTGGTGGCGGAATGGCTGAGTGTTAAAGATGATCCACTGATGCGTCAGACGTTCATCAATACGACTCTTGGAGAGCCTTATGAGGACGCCGGTAGCTTAGCCCTCAGTGAGCGAACACTCTTGGCCCGAGCGGAGGTTTGGCCAGCAGATGTTCCTGACGGTGGTGCCATATTGACCGCCGGCGTGGACACTCAGGATAGTCGCTTTGAGGTGACTGTGTGCGCGTGGGGCCGAAACGAGGAATGCTGGGTAGTCGCTCACGACATGATCATGGGCGACTTGGAGACTGACGAACCTTGGATAAGACTCGATGCCTACTTAAAGCAGATCTGGCGCCGAGCCGACGGACGTGGCTTTACACTCAGCGCTGTTTGTCACGACTCCGGCGGCCACCATACCAACAAAGTCTATGAATTCTCCAAAGAGCGTATAGGCCGGAAAATCTGGGCTATCAAAGGGGAGTCAGCGGTAGCGGGGAAACGAACGCCGGTCTGGCCGATACGTAAGCTCAGTCCTCGCAATAAGGCAAAATTTCGGCCAGTGATCCTCGGGGTCAATTCAGCAAAAGATGATATTCGCTATCGCCTACACCTTGACCCTCCTGAGGCTGGACAAGCATCTGCCGGCTATATCCATTTCCCTGCTTTTCTCGACCCTGGCTATTACAGCCAGTTACTGTCTGAGAGCCTGGTTACCCGAGTCTCTGCGGGGCAGAAATTCCGAGTCTGGCAATTACGTCCCGGACGAGCAAATGAAGCACTGGACTGCTTAGTGTATGCCTATGGTGCCCTGAAAGGGCTGATGCACCACGGATTACGGCTCAATCTTCTGGTCGAGAGTATTCATCAAAAGCCGGAGCGGTTATTGCCACCACCTGAAGAGCCCGAAGAGAAGACGGATTTCAGTGAACCGGGCGCCGAGATCCCAGCACCCCGTACAGCGCCCCGGCGTCGTTTATCACAGATCCTACCTTAAGGAATGCTATGTACCGATATGACCCTGCCGAAAGTATCTTTTCGGGGATGACGCGTGCGCAGAAATTACAGGCTCTCGCCAATGCGCAGCAAGCATTGCTTGACCTCATGGCAGGCGAGAAGGGGGTAACGTTCTCCTATACACAGGGAGACGGTACCCGCTCGGTTACCTACCAGCAGACCAGTATGTCAGATTTACGAATGCTGATCCGTCAACTTCAGGCCGACCTAAGTATCATCAGCCGTCCGCGCAGAGCTGCGAGGTTCAGATGGTAAAAAACATTCAGATAGTAGATAGCAACGGCCATCCATTTCCACCGTCTCGGCCTCGGATACAGTCACTCAACGGTAGTGGCCGCATACCTTACGATGCGGCAGATTCATTGAGTGATCATCTTGTGAACTGGCAGCCTGCACTTTGGTCTCCGGATAGCGAGATCAATCTCTACCGTGACCGTATTGTGTCCCGTGTCAGGGACATGGTGAGGAATGACGGCTGGGCGGCAGGCAGTGTGACCCGTATCCTCGACTCTGCGATTGGGGCCAGTTTCCGGCCACTGATGAGGGCCGATTATCGGGCACTGCGGCATATCTCAGGGCATAAATCATTTGATGCCTGTTGGGCCAAGGAGTATGGGCGTGCCATCGATGCTGCTTGGCGAACTTGGGCTGATGATCCTAATCGCTACTGCGATATTGAACGTAAAAAAACCGTCACCCAAATGCTAAGAACAGGGTTTCGCCACAAACTGATAGACGGGGATGCCCTGGCCGTCATGCACTATCGAACAGAACGGCTGGCACCCGGTAGGGCTCGCTATGCTACCGCCGTACAGCTGGTGGATCCGGACAGGCTCAGTAATCCCCGTCAGCAGTTCGATCTGCAAGATCTGCGTGGCGGTGTGGAAATCGATGAGGACGGTGTACCGATTGCTTATCACATCCGTCAGGCGCATGCCGGTGATTGGTGGAGTGGAGAGAAAACCCTGACTTGGGAGCGGGTCAATCGCGAAACGTCTTGGGGCCGAGCGATCGTTATTCATGATTTTGATGCGGATCGTGCTGGTCAACATCGAGGTAGCAGCCTGTTTGCACCCATTGTCCAGCGCCTGAAAATGTTGACCCGATATGATCAGAGCGAACTTGAGGCGGCTATCCTGAATGCAGTGTTCGGGGCCTATGTCACTTCACCCTATGATGACCAGATGGTTGATGCTGCGCTGGATGCTTCCGGAGAAACCCCGCTGGGTGCCTACCAAGAAATGCGAGTCGACTTTCACAATGATCGACGCATTTCTCTCCAGCAAGGCACCCGATTACCCATTCTTGCGCCGGGTGAGGATATCACAACCGTCAATGCTGCCCGACCCAGCAGTAATTTTGCCGCTTTTGAGAGTGCAGTGTTACGCAACTGCGCGGCGGCTATCGGTATTTCAACGCAACAGCTGACCCAGGATTGGTCAGACGTGAATTACTCTTCCGCGCGTGGGGCGATGCTCGAGGCATGGAAAACATTGGCTCGTCGCCGCGATGATTTCGCAACGGGGTTTGCCCAGCCGATCCTGATGAATTTCATTGAAGAACTGCATGCTCTTAGGGAGCTACCGTTGCCTAACGGTGCGCCTGAGTTTATCAGTGCCCGGGCTGCCTATACACGTGCTCGTTGGATGGGCCCAGGCCGGGGCTGGGTGGATCCGGTAGCTGAGAAAAAAGGGGCAATACTGGGGCTAGACGCTGGCTTGTCCACACTCGAGATGGAGTTGGCCGAAAACGCGGGTGAGGACTGGGAAGAGATATTGGATCAGCGGCAGAGTGAAATTCAGGCCTGTATTGAGCGCAATATCCCTTTGCCATCTTGGCTTCAGGCTGACAGGTTCGCCCGTGAAAACATCAAGGAGGCAGAGTCGCCATGAATTACCCCCATCTGGCCCGCCGGCTGTTCAACACTCCACTGGCGATACACCCCCGCAAAGGCGAAATCATTACCAGCGCATTGTCTGACCGATTGGGTCTGAGTGGTCCCGGAGGCTGTGACTTATCAGTGTACGACGATGAAGACCCTTTTACCCATGCACACCGCGGTGATCCCGGTTATGACAATCTTGAAGGGATTGCTGTCATTCCAGTTCAGGGCACGCTGGTAAACAAGTTGGGTACCCTGAGACCGTACAGCGGTATGACTGGCTATGACAGTGTGCGACAGGCTTTCCTTTGTGCCTTAGCTGACCCAGCAGTAAAGGGGGTATGTCTTGATATTGACTCTCCGGGTGGTGAGGTCGCCGGATGTTTCGATCTGGCCGATGAGATCTATTTCGCCAGAGGACGCAAACCGGTGCATGCGATCCTGAGCGAGTGTGCATATTCGGCGGCTTATGCCATCGCCAGTGCCGCAGATCATATTTCACTGCCGCGTACCGGGGGGATCGGCTCTATTGGAGTCATCATGATGCATGTTGATACCTCACGGCAGCTCGATAAAGAGGGGCTAAAAGTTACCCTGATCACCTTTGGTGATCGTAAGGCTGAAACCCACCCCTGTTTGCCTTTGAGTGATACCGCTCGCCAGGCATTGCAAGCGGAAGCAGATGCCGCGGGCGAGCTATTTATCTCCACGGTGGCCCGTAACCGCGGGATAAGTGAAGACGCTGTACGTGATACCCATGCGGCCTGCTTTATGGCGCCGGAGGGGATCAGACTTGGGCTGGCAGACGCCATCGCTGCGCCGGATGTCGCCTTCAATCAACTGATGGAAATTGCAGGAGTGTAAGATGCCAAAAGTTTCACGTTTTGCCCACTTGCTGGGACTTCGTGCCATGGCCGGGGACAGTTCTCTCCGTGGTGATGAGGGAGACCGGGAAGAAGAGGACGCTGTACGTAAGGCCCGAAGCCGTAAGGTTGAGGAAGAAAAACAGGAAAAAGGGGCCGAAGACGAGGAAGAGGATGATGATGACTTACAGGGTGATGAGGACGGGGAAGGTCCTCAGGAAGATGAGGACCCTGAAGGTGAAAAAGATGGAGATGATGAAAAAGACCCACCGGCTGTAAAAAAAGGACGTCAGGCTGAACGCAGGCGTTGTGCCCGTATTTTCAGTAGCCGTTTTGCCGCCGTGGATCCGGCCCTCGCTGCGGCTATAGCTTTCGACACTGGGATGAGTTCTGCACAGGCGATCACCGTGATGTCATCCTCTCGCGCAGCCAATCAGGCAACGCCCACACCGACTAGGGTCACACTGGATGAACGTATGGCCAACGTACAGAAAATCCGCCTAGGACAAGACACCACACCCGCGCCAGTCAATACCGCTCAACGCATGGCAGCGCTTTACAACCGTGTAAAAGGAGTGAATACATGATCCCTTCTCACCTTTTTGGTCAGAACACTTGGGGGCCTCTGTCTCGGCAAGATAGCTTTATTCCTGACCAGCTGATCGCTGGGCCACTGCAAGTGGTGACCGACATCGCAACTATCGCCCGAGGAGCAGTACTGGTGCGCGGCAGCGTACTCGGCCTGATGGAGTCAAGCGGCCAATACCGGCTGTCTACCCGAACGGCAGAGGATGGCAGCCAAAATCCCAGTGCCATCCTGGTCGATAATGTCGATACCCGAGACGGGGAGGTCCGGGCCGGCGTCTATCTGATGGGTGAGTTTAACAGCCACTTCATTACTGCTGACATCTCATGGTCTGCACCGACGCTGCGCAGCGAGATGCGTAAATACAGCCTGTTCCTCAAAGATGCCGTCAGCGGTGCATTAGCGGCCGAACCCTCCAGCAGCTGATTTCCCAACTGTAAAGACTGACTCTTTTCCGCCTGCATTGACAGGCTGGGACTTCTTCGCCCTGAAACGACGGGAAACCTCAAATTATGAATGAACAGAACATGAACGTTTATGACACCGCAACGCTAGTCGCAGTAGTCCCTAATCTGATGGCTTCACAAAACTGGCTGCTTGATCGCTATTTTCCGAATGTGGTCACCAGTGATACCGAGTTTGTGTCTATTGATGTGGATGTTGGTCTGCGTCGGATGGCACCGTTTTGCTCGCCGCTGGTGGAAGGGAAAATGGTAGAAAGTCGTCGCTACCAGACGAATACCTTTCGCCCAGCCTACATCAAAGACAAGCGGGTACCGGATTTACGTAAGCCCATTCGACGTCAGATTGGGGAGCGGATCGGTGGAGAATTTACCGGGGCGGAGCGTGAGATGCTTAACATCCAGTTTGAGATGGAGGATCAGATCGATAACCTGAACCGCCGGCAAGAGTGGATGGCCGCCAGCGCTCTACTGAATGGCACAGTCACTATTGAGGGGGAAGGTTACGAGACCACGCTGGTGGATTTTGGTCGCGACAGTGAACTGACGATCACTCTCAGCGGCAGTGATAAATGGCCATTATCAGTGCCAGCAGGACAGACCAATACCCGTCCAACTGATGATATCGAACGTTGGCAGACGAAGGTGTTACAGAAATCAGGCTCGGTGCCCACAGATCTGGTGTTCACCAGTCTTTCTTGGAAGGCGTTTCGGCTTGATACCACACTGCACGATACCGCAATCACATTCCCTGTCCTCAACCCTTTTGGCAATCAGGTCAACCCCGGACCGCAGATCCAGACCGGTGCCGTCTACAAAGGTCGCTGGGGAAATTACGACTTATGGCTGTACAACGACTGGTTTATTAACCCGATCAGCGGTGAGGAAGAGCCTATGTTAGCGGATGGCGCGGTGCTCATGACGGGCCCAGCATTGATGGGGACAAGGGCGTACGGGATGATTTTGGACCCAGCCTTCAACTACGGTCCGATGGCTTATGCGCCGAAAACGTGGTTACAGGAAGATCCCGCTCAGAGGCTACTGTTGATGCAGTCTGCACCAATTGTCATCCCAAGCCGTGTTAATGCGGCCCTGTGCGCCAGGGTGGTGTGATGAAAACAAATGCCGAAAACCGTTCAGTGAATGGTGAGGACAGCCCACTGGAGGTGGTGGTCAGTAAAGGCCACACTCTCTATCACAATGGCCGCTGCTATCCGCCTTCCCAGCGTTTGCAGTTACAGGCAAAAGACGCCAGTCCTTTGCTGAATCGCGGGGTCGTGGTCCGCTATCAGGATCTGCTGGCACAGGTTTTACACCATGGGGATTGACTGGGATCGCCACTTACTTATCCCCCTAGAGAAGACCTTTGCAGAGCGGGTTAACTGGCGTCCCCGTCACGGCAATGGCGCTTATGATATCTCAGGTATTTTTGACCGTGCCTATTTGCAAGATGTCATTGCGGCTGAAGGCGATGATCCGAGACTGAACACCACTCGGCCAGTGTTGGGGGTCCGTGATGCCCTGTTCAAGGTCCCGCCACAACAAGGCGACCAACTATTTTTATACCGTGATCGCAGTCTGTGGGTGGTGTCCGATGTACAGCCTGACAGCCATGGTGGGTCAAAACTTCTCCTCAATCGGGTTAGGTCATCATGAACGCATCCTTTGTCCGTTCGCTGGTGGTGTCGTCTTTGAAAGGGAATACGCTCGCAGGAGAGCGCGTCTATTCCCCCAAAGACTGGCCGACCCGTTCATCGGATTATCCGGTATTGCTGGTACAAACTCCCTATGAAGAAAAACTCTCCATGGGCCGCAATGCGCCTCAGTTCACCACGACCACCACCATACGTATCAGCGGGCGGGTAGAGACGTTTGACGGCGCGTCACCCGATGGCGCTGTACAGGCCGAAGCCTCTCTGGAGCAATTACGCGAACAGATCGACCGCTCAGTGATCAATAGCTATCAACTGACTCAGAGCCTTCAACAGTTCAGGGCAGTCCGCTCGGCGATCGAAATCAGTGCAGCAGGAGAAGGGCATACCGGCCAACTGATTTACGAGATTGATGCGGAGTACTTCCAAGGGCCGGAGGACTTCTTCCCGGTAACCCCTAACCTTATCGACGAAGCTGCTATCACTGTCAGTATGCCAGACGGTAGCGTCTCGCCGGTGGTAGTGATCCCGTTAAAGGAGTGACATGTGAAAGTGAAACTAACACCTGGGCGGGCTGTACGTGACCCGCAGACAGGTGAGCTATTACCTGCAACCCGCTCGGCAGAGGTGCCGGATACTGCTTTCTGGCGCCGCCGTTTACGGGACGGTGATGTCAGCCGTACCACTGATTTACGGAGAGAAGACTGATGGTCGCTTTTTCAACGATACCCGAAAACCTGCGTACGCCTTTATTTTTTGTGGAGCTGGATAATTCGATGGCGAATACAGCTTCTGCCGCACAGCGTACTCTGCTGATCGGACAGATGCTGGCGGATGCCTCTATCAGTTCAGACATACCCTTGCAGGTCTCCTCTGCTGAGGAAGTCGCCGGTCTGTGTGGTCGCGGCTCGCAGTTGCATCTAATGATGCAGGCTTATCTTAAGAATGACAGTTCTGGTCGCATCAGTATTTTACCGCTGGCTGACCCAGGTGAGCCGACATCATCTTCTCCATTACCTGAAATGATCACCGCCACAGGCGGCCTACGTATTACCGCAGTCCCTGATACCACTGGCATATTATCCCTGTATATCGGCGGTGTACGAGTCCAGGTAACACTGCGTGCCGGCCTGACGCTGGTGCAGATTGCTGCCGATATTGTTCAGGCTATCAACCGGACGGCATCATTGCCGGTCACTGCGATACAGTCTGCCGGTAGTGGTGAGATCCAGTTGACAGCCCGTAATGCGGGTGCCGCGGGGAACAGTATTCATTTGGGGATCAATCTGGTCGGATTACCGGCCGGAGAAGTGCTGCCTCCGGGGCTTGGCATTACTCTGACACCCTTTAGCGGTGGGATAGGCGCACCTTCACTAGAGGAAGGCTTGGCTAATCTCGGTGATACGGCTTTTGATTTTATTGTCTGCCCTTATAACGACAGCGTTTCGCTGGACTGCCTGAAAGGCTTTCTCTCAGACAGTGATGGTCGCTGGAGTTGGTCCCAGCAACTGTATGGCCATGTATTCTGCTGGGCGGGGGGAAGCTATGGCGAGCTGACCGCCCGCGGTGAACTGCGAAATAATCAGCACGAGTCTTTAGCAGGGATGGCGGGTTCCCCGACACCGGACTTTATCTGGGCGGCAGCAATTGCCGGTGCCGTTGCAACCAGCCTGCGCAATACCCCGATGCGTCCACTACAGACCCTGACTGTTAGTGGTGTCATGGCCCCAGTTGAGGCTGAACGGTTTACCCTTACTGAGCGTAATAACCTGCTGCACAGCGGCATCTCCACTCTCAACGTCGATGACGACGGTACGGTACGTATTGAAAACTTGATCACCACATACCAGACCAACCGTTATGGCGCCGAGGACGATAGCTACCTGCAAATTGAAACCCTGTTCCTTCTGATGTACATCAACCGCTATCTGAAGTCTCAGATCACGTCAAAATTTGCTCGGATGGCACTGGTCAAGGACGGTACCCGTTTTGCCACCGGCCTTGCGATCGTTACCCCGGCCGTTATCCGTGCTGAACTGATTGCCGAATACAGCGACTTGGTGTTCAACGGTTATGCCCAAGATAGTGCAGGCTTTGCCGCAGGGCTGATTGTTGAGCAGAACAGGACCAATCCAAACCGTATCGATGTGTTATGGGACGGTATCCTGCCGTCACAACTGAGGGTATTTGCGGTACTTAATCAATTCCGTCTGAAAAGTACGTCAGCCAACCTTTAAGGAGCAGTCATGAACAACCTTCTGGCAGGTACCGCGTCGGTGACGGTAGGCGGTCTGACCATCATGGTAGCCGGTAAATTCAAATACCGGCCATCAAAACTCAAGCGAACCACCTTGTCCGGAATGGATGGTGTGCATGGCTACAAAGAAGAATACGTGCCCGGACAAATTAGCTGTGATGTGCGTGACAGCGGAGGGACCACCGTGGCGGATTTTAATAGCCAAACCAACGTCAATATAGTCGCTCAGTTGGCCAACGGAAAAATCATCATCGGCAGTGGTATGTGGACGGTGGACACTCAGGATGTGAGCAGTGAGGACGCGACTTTTACTGTCACATGGGAAGGACGTGAGGTAACGGAGAACTGATATGGATAATCTACCTGAAGCAAGTCTGACGATCTCACTGGATAAGGCGATAACGACCCTCAATGGCCGAGAGTCTTGGGAAAGTATCACTCTGCATGAACCGAACTTCAGTGAAGTGGAAGCGTTTTATAAAGAAGCACGGGCCTCGAGTGAGTTCACGGCGATGGCCTGTTTGATCGCTACAGTCTCAGGGATCAACCTGATGGCCATCAAAGCATTGCCCATCCGTAAATTTCGCGATGCACAGGGATACATGCTGGATTTTTTGAATTACTTCCCGGACAAGGAGAGTGGGAAGATACCCTTGCCGACGTAACCTTTTTCTGGAAATGGGGGCCAAATGAAGCAACCCGCTTACCCTGGAGCCGCTTACAGTTCTGGTACCGGCAGGGGCTACGTATCAATCGGATGAGGGGCCATGATGGCGGATAATACCTTTGGCTTTGAACTGCGGGCAGATGATCAAGCGTCCGCGGTTCTGCGTAACATCGGGGAACAGGTCGAGGCCCTGCAACCAGAACTGTTAAAAGCACAGGAAGGCTTAGCGCTGGGAGGACGGGAAACACAGGACGGTTTATCAGTGTTTGGTTTGCAGTTTCGTGATCTCAGTCGGTTAGCCAAGGAGAATGTGCAGTTATTTGGGGATATGGTTCCTCCGTTAAAAAATGTCTCTGCGCTAGGCGGAATGTTTACAGGTAACGCGCTGAAATTCGGGGCGATCGGCGCCTTAAGTTACGGGGCAGTTAAGGGGGTTTCTGCGCTGGGGACTGCCATGAATGCCGCAGCAGGTGAGGCATATTCTCTAGAAGTTGCCGCCGGCAATGCAGGCATGTCAGTGCAAGACTTTTCACAGCTCTCTGGCGCCATGCGTCTACTCGGGACGGACAGCATGCAGGCACAGTCGGCGATTGAAGGGTTGTACCGTGTGTTCAATGACGCTGTCCAGGGTCGTAACAGCCAGGTGTTGGCAGTCATGTCACAGTTGAATGCTCCCATTGCACGGCGCGCTGATGGCACCGCTGATGTCCTTAAAACAGTCGAGTCATTGGCTAGCCGATTTACGGCACTGGCTCCGCAAAATCAGAAGACTGCTGCGGATGCTCTCGGGCTCGATGCCAGTGGACTGCAGCTACTGCGTGAAGGTGTCCGGCTTAAAACATTGCTGACCAAGGCCGAGAAGGTCGGCTTGACTGCCGATCCTCAGCTCACCGCGCAACTCAGTGATTTTAGTCGAGCCACCACGGAGGCTGGGGCCGCATGGGAGGGGCTGAAACAGCGACTTTCACAGGGGCTGTACAGTTTTTTACTCTCCGATGGCTCAGTCAGCGATATGATTAAAGGGGCCACTGATGTGATGGCGAATGGGCCGGATAATATTGCTCTGATGCACTTATCTGGCCTGAGCCCAGGGGATGATGCTGAGCAGTTGCGCGAAGGCTATTCTGAACCAGAGTTTATGGACTCTCTGAGTTTGAAGGATAAGGTCATGCAAGATTTTGGCCTGATGAGTGACGGCTACCGACAAAAATATCGCCGTTATTTTGGGCTCAAGCGTCAGGCAATGATGCTGAGTGATGATCTCTCCACGGTCGTTGAGCAGACCGCCAGTGATCCTGCCACAAAGACTGAGAAACCTTCCGAGCAGGCACGCTCAGTGCGTAACAATAACCCTTGGAATCTTCGCTATGCTGGTCAGCGTGGTGCCCGCCAAGCGGACGATAATTTCGCTGCATTCTCCACCCCTGAAGCGGGACTGCTGGCCGCCGACCGACAGTTGCAACTTTACGCCAGCGGTCAGTCCAAGGCCGCAGGAGGTATCCCCCTAACCAGTTTGCGCAGCATTATCTCCGTGGCTTCTCCGCCAGAAGAAAATAATACTGAGCAGATGGTACGAGATGCCAGTCGTGAGCTGCAGGTCTTACCGGATCAACGACTCAACTTATCAGATCCCGCGGAGCGGTCGCGGGTTCTGAATGCGCTGTTCGACCGAGAGGGCAATAATCCTTGGTCCCCTGAACAGATCGAGCAACTTATTACGCCCAGTAGGGCATCTTCCTCGCTGATCACCCCTTCACAATCTTCAGACAATGTACCGGCGCAACAGATGACCGAGCAGTTGGCCACTGCGTTGAGAGAGACGGGGGTAAAGGTAGAGCTGACATTAATTAATGATCAGACCGGCGAGCGGCGGACGCTCACTGGAAGCGGCAGTCGCGTGACCACCGCCATGACATTTCCGTAAGCAGGAGACAATATGAGCATAACGGGAGATGCCCTGTTTGCACTGACACAGAGCACGGATCAGGCGCAGAGTGTGTATCCCGCCTCATTCCGTGGTGTTCCATTTGCCGTCACCGCCAGTGAAAGCCAGTTTGGCCGACGCCAAGCGATTCATGAGTATCCAATGCGGGATAGGGTATGGGTGGAAGATTTGGGGCGGGGTACCCGCCGGATCACTCTGCAAGGTTTTATCATACGTAACAGTCGGATCTACAACGCTCCTGACCTTTTCACCCAGCGTGACATGCTGGTGGCTGCCTGTGAGGCTCAAGGCAGTGGCACATTAATTCATCCTACCCTCAATGCCTTAACGGTCAGTATTCCAGCCGGTGGACTTAAGTTACGCGAAGGGGCCGATCAGGGCGGTTGCATCAGCTTTACGCTGACCTGTGTGGAGGAGGGGCGAAAATCCTTTGCCCTCACCGGAGCTGAGCCCGCAGACAGTACTCTTGAACAGAGCTGGCTGTCGACAGTGACGACCGCGGCAGCCTCGGTCATTGCTGAGGTCAAAGGTGAAGCCCTAACCGTCAAACAGGCGGCAACCACACTTTCCAATACTCTGGCTTTTTGGACAGAATTCATCTCTGGCGCCGCGCGCGAGGCCACAACGCTGTCCGGATCACTGACCTCGACGTTTGGTAATTTACGTTTTGGCCGCGACTGTAATGGTGATGTCGGCGGCAGTATCTCCGGACTTACCGGTAAAGTCATACCTTCACCGCAGCCATTCAACTATGCACGCATTGTAGCGGATAAGAGTGCTCAGATTGTCCGTGCAAGAACTCGTATCGAGACATCATTATCCGAATTAGCCAAAGCACGTGATATCACTGCGGTACCCGAGGCGGTCACTTCTCTGATCGTCACACTCCTTGATGCTGTACCTTCCCAGCAGGACCACTTGGAATTATTGGAAAACATGATGTCTGGGCAGGCTTTCGACAATACCTATTACAACGATGTCTCAGCTCGACGCATGGCCGCAGCAGTAAAGGCATACCTAAAGATTATCAGTGCGGCTGCTTTTACACGTGAAGCGGTTAATGTCGCGCAATCTGGTCTAGTGGTCACTCAGCAAGTTTTTCAGCGCGGCATTGCTGCATTGGATACCGCCAGTGTGCTGGCCAGTGAGCATGGACAAGATCGTTTATGGGAGTGCCTTGAGATTTTTCGGGAAAACTTCACTCAGGTCATGCTCTCGCACGGCCTCGAGGCGAGGCATTTCAACAGGGTATTTACCTCATCATTACCGGCACTGGTGATGGCTGATCGGATCTGGCATGACGCAGACCGCACTGGTGCGCTGGTGCTTTCTGAGGACCCCATTCACCCAGCGTTTATGCCAATAGCGGTGGAGGTCAATAATGGCTGACGCTAATGACGAATTGGTCCTTGAGACCGGCGGGCGGGCGATCCAAGGATGGGACAGAGTCTCCGTCACTCGGGGCGTTGAGCGCTTACCGTCTTCATTCAGCCTCAGCCTGCTGGACCTATACCCTGGCAGCGATGAGATACAACGTGTCCAAGCTGGCGAGGCATGTCGGGTTTTGTTAGATGATGACTTGGTGCTCACAGGCTATATCGATCGTTGGGCGCCAGCACTTACTTCTGGACGGCATGAGATCCGTGCCAGCGGCAGGGGGAAATGCCAAGATTTGGTGGACTGCAGTGCCGAGTGGCCATCGAATGTTATCAGCCAGGCGGATGCTTTGGGGATTGCCTCACGACTGGCCGCACCCTATGGCATCACTGTCACGACAGACATTAGCGACCGGCGCCAGGTACCTCAGTTCACATTAAATTGGGGGGAGTCTGCTCAGGAGGTCATTGATAGAGTGTCACGATGGGAAGGACTCCTGTATTACGACCTGCCGGACGGTAACTTGTTCTTGACCCGGGCTGCAGACACTAGGATGGCGAGTGGGATCCAGGAAGGTATCAATGTCGAGCGTGCTTGGTATGAAGAATCCATGGATCAGCGCTTTTCTGATTATACCGGCATCTCGATGAACTTTACGCCGATCGGAGAGGCGGGGAGTGCAGGTTATGATGCCGTCACGCAGGCCACTGCTCGGGATCCACAAGCGGCATCGATGCGCTATCGGAACCGTATTGTGCTGGTGGAAAGTACGCTGGTGGCCCGTGATATGGCGACTGAGTGCATCCAGTGGGAAATGAACCGACGTTACGGCCGTTCACGCAGCCTGCGGGTCGTGACCGACAGTTGGCGTGACAGCACGGGTCGCTTATGGCAGCCAAATACCCTGATCCCGGTCAGTTTGCCCACTCTGGGGGTGGCCGAGCAGGATCTGCTGTTGGGCGAAGTAACTTATCTGCGTGATAACAGTGGAACACATGCAGAAATGACCCTTCTCCCCCCGGCAGCCTTCTCTGTTCAACCTTATGCCTTTTATTCCAACCTCATGGAGCTTACATGAATGATGCACTAATACGGTTATACCGTCGGATTAGCATGCTGGTGGGGATAGGGCGTAGTACCGGTGTGGCAGACGACAGTGGTAGGGCACAGACATTGCAATACACGACGCCTTTGGATGTCAGGGGGGATACGCTGCGTATGACTGAATTTGGCTTTTCCTCAGGCCTGCCTGTGGGGAGTGATGTGCTAGTTTTGAGTCTTGGCGGGGACCGTTCAAGCCAAGTGGTTATTGCCAGCCATCATGGAACGACACGTTTTACCCAGTTAGCAGCAGGTGAAACGGTTATTTACGACGCACAGGGGAAGTCAGTTCTGCTCGGGAAAGACCAGCTTACGGTGAACTGTGCCGGACAGGATATCCAGGTAATGGCAGCGCGCACGGCTACGGTCACTGCCAGTGAACGGGTGCGGCTAGAAACCCCTCGACTGGAATGTTCGGGAGATATTGTCGATCACTGCGACACAAATGCGGTGACGCTGAAAATGCTGCGGGACGCCTACAATGTCCATGGGCATGATGTCCGAAATGTTCAGTCCGGAGACGGCACTGTTACCAGCGACAGCACCAATCAGGAGGTCTGATGCCGGATATTCGTACTGTCTGGTTGACCGACAGCGGTTTTACTGGCTGGCAAGAGGCTGGGCATGATCTGAGCGCGGGGGACGATATCGAAACATCGGTACTGTTGAGTCTATTCAGTGACCGTAGAGCAGCCCCTGATGATGTCACGGATGATGGCGAACGCCGCGGGTGGTGGGGGGATACGGGTAGCGAGATTTCTCTGGGCTCGCGGCTGTGGATGCTAAGGCGCAGCGTATTATCTGCAGCGGTTGCCGCCAACGCTGAATTTTACGCGAAGGAGTCACTGATGTGGCTGGTGGACGATGGTGTGCTATCGGATGTCAGCGTCACTGCGGTGATCCGTTGGCCAGACCGTCTGATACTGAACGTCAACTTATTCTGGCCAAATGACAATCGGCAGGAATACAGCTTCAGATGGCTGTGGGGAGAAAACAATGCCTTACCAGAGACCAACACTCAGTGAGCTACGAAGCCGGAACCGTAATTTTATCCGTTCAGAGCTTGAAAACACCGGCGAACTGCTGAGGTTTTCTAATCTCGGGATCTTGGCGGATATGGATGCAGGGATGAGCCATTTACATTTTGCGTATCTTGATTGGATTGCACGACAGAGTAATCCTTTCACTGCTGAGGATGAATGGCTTGCCGCCTGGGGGGCCCTGAAAAATATCTACCGTAAAGATGCCAGTGCTGCGCAGGGGGACGGTGTGCTTTTCAACGGCACCACTGGAAGTACTGTCGCTACAGGCAGTCTTCTTAACCGGAGCAATGGGATGCAGTACAGGCTTGATGCAGCAGTTACGCTTGATACTGATGGCATAGGTCTTGGCGACGTAACGGCCTTGTTCCCGCCCAATGACAGTACTCTCACACCAGTAGACGGTAATGCTGCGGCCGGTACGCAGCTGGTGCTCGACCAAGCCGTTCCCGGAATAGACAGCAGCGCTACGGTGACACAGCCACTTACCGGTGGGGCTGACATGGAAAAGGAACAAGACTTTCGTCGTCGTGTGCTGCGAGCCTTCCAGACTGAGGCCGAAGGCGGCAGTGAAAGTGATTATCGCCGCTGGGCATTAAGCGTCCCCGGGGTGACACGTGCTTGGGTCAGCCCACGTCTGCTTGGCGCGGGTAGTGTTGGTCTGTACATCATGTGCGACGGTGATGATCGGGCTAATCAGGGTTTCCCCGAAGGCACTGATGGTGTGGCTACTCAGGAAACCTATCTTTATGCCAAAGCTACGGGCGATCAGCGTCGTGTTGCCGACAGCGTATTTATCCTCAGGCCGGTGACAACACTTGTTTGGGTCTGCTCCCCATTAAAAAAAATCATTGATTTTGATATTGGCGGTATTCCTCAGGCAGATGCTGACACCGTTGCGGCCATCAACGATACCATCGATCAGGTCTTTTTTGAAAATGGAGAGCCTGGCGGAAAAATCTATCTCTCAGATCTTAATCAGGCATTAGGCAGTCTCCCCGGTGCGCGAGGGTTGGTACTCAATTCACCTTCCGGAACCATCATCTCGTTAAGTCCCGGGGAGCTTCCGCTGCGTGGGAACGTGATTTTTTCAGGAGACCGCAAATGAGCCGCTACAGCCGTCAGGAATATACACGGGCATTGGGGCTGTTATTACCGCCGGGAAAGGCATGGTGTCATCCCACCGGCTCTGTGCGGGCACGCGTATTGGCTGGTATGGCGAAAGCCTTTGAAGCCAGTGATCGGGCTGCACTGGCATTGTTGCGTAATGCGTTTCCAGCAACCGCTGGCTCCTTACTGACTGACTGGGAACAGGCCCTAGGGCTTCCGGATGATTGTGCTATCGGTGAAATGAACACCATCGCATTGCGACGTATCGCAGTGGTCATAAAACTTACCAGTAACGGGAGTTTGTCCGCCGCTGCACTTATAAGACTTCTGCTGTGGTCCGGGTACCGCATCACTGTGACTGAGTTTCGTCGTGCGAGATGTGGGTTATCTGCCTGTGGAGATCCCCTAAATGGCGATGATTGGCCACAGGTCATACAAATAAATGTGCCGGAGACCACTGTTCGTTGGGCGGTGTGTGGACAGGCACACTGCGGTGATCCGCTGCGCACTTGGGGTAACAGGACACTGGAGTGCATCCTTAAACGTCTGATGCGCCCGGACTGTATTCTGCGCATTAATTACCTCCCTGCGTAAACTCCCACTCATTTAACTCGGAGAAGACAGCATGCATAAAATCGGTGATCTGACAGACACTGCGGACGCAAACGGAGAGTTCACTGACGGCAATGTGGCGGGTAATGTACAGCCAACGGAACTAATGGGACAGTGGTTCACTACTGTGCAGCGCGAGCTGCTTGCTGTGATGGCTGCGGCCAATATAGAAACCGATCTGAATGACGATGCACAGATAGTCACCGCCATTAAGCAGATGATCACCAGCGCCAGTACCTCCGTTAATTCCATTTATCCTGTCGGTATCGTAATGTTCTTCGCCCAGAGTCGAAATCCGAATGAGCTCTTCCCTGGAACGAACTGGGAATATATCGGTGAGAATAAGACTATTCGGCTGGGACTACAGGACGGCACCGATGTCATGACAACTGGTGGCCGCGACCAGCTTGTTCTTTCTAGAGGCAACCTGCCGGCAGAGAGTCTCGCCTTTGGGGGGAGTACTGAGGTTACAGAGCTGGGTAACCGTACTACCGATGAGCAAGGAGAACATACTCACGGCTGGGGGCGGGGTATGCAGAAATCAGGTGGTTCAGATCAACCAGTGGCCTTCAATGAGGGGAGCGATTTTGGGACCACCTCGCCGGCGGGGGATCACCGCCACAATATTGAATTGGGTGGTCATGCGCACGACTTCTCCGGGCGAACAGAAAATCTGGGTAATAATGACGCTGTAGATATCACGAATACCTTCATACGGCTTTTGGGATGGTATCGGACCGCCTAA